CTGAAGGTAAAGAACTTTTTGATTTTTTAAACAAACAAGCCATTGATAAGGGCTACGAAGGTTTAATGATTAAACCAACAGACGGCATATATGAGAATAAAAGATCATACGCGTGGTTGAAAATTAAGCCATTTATTGAGGTAACACTAGAGGTTGTTGCTTTAGAAGAAGGAACAGGTAAAAATGAAGGTTTACTTGGAGCTTTGGTTTGTGAAGGCCAAGATGAAGGTAAACAATTTCATGTTAAAGTCGGAAGTGGTTTAACTGATGACAATAGAAAAGACATTTGGGAAAATAAAGAACAGGTGATAGGTCAATTGGTAGAAATCAGAGCAGACAGTGTCAGTCTAGCAGATGATTCTGAGACATATAGTTTAAGGTTCCCAAGGTTTAAAACATTTAGAGGTTTTGAGGTAGGAGAGAAACTATAATGTGGGAAGAACTTATATTCGGTTTTATCTATTTTGGTTATCTGGGATTAATGAATTTAGGATTTTACTTTGTAATTAAGAATACACTATGAGTTTAAAAGTCAAAATAAATGAAAGAATGGATATTCTGCAAGAATGGATGGAATCAAATTATCATTTGAAAAGACCAGACGTTGTTGCTGAACATACTCTACAACTTTCTAAATTTTGGAGTGTTTTGAGTGAAGAGGATAGAGATTATATCCAATGTGCTCAAAGTGCGATTGAAGATAAAATGGAGTGGAAATTATGATGAAAAACTTAGTAGAAGTATTTGCTAAAATGTCAGATACTGATTTGGAAGAGTTCGCGCAACTTGCTGTTGAAGATGGGTGTGCAACTCAACTTGAATTCTTTTTACATAAAGCACAGCTGGAGGCAGAATAATGACACAATATGAAGGAGCTGTTGAAAAACAAAGACTTTTATTAGAGGCTGAAGAATGGGCTCGAGGTGTGGATAATATTCATATTCACGGTTTGAGTAGTATGTGGTATGACAATAGACCAGAGGATACTGCCGATGGTGAATATGTCACTGATACAGCATATAATAGTGGTTTAATCGAAAGATCTAAAAACGGAAAGATTATCCATTATTTTGGAGAAGTTCTTAAAGGTGAAGATCTTATCCAAGAATACCTGAAAAAGAACGGGAGAACTGTTCTAAATTCAAAATAGGGGGAAATATGAAACGTTTATTATTTCTCTTAGTTATGGCCGTACCTACACTTGCGGCGTTTGATGGGCCTTATGTTCCAACTGAAACGGAACATTGTATGGCATTAAATATCTATCATGAAGCACGAAGTGAAAATATGGCAGGTAAATTTGCAGTTGCCGATGTTGTTTTAAATCGTGTAAATGATAGGCGATATCCAGACACAGTATGTGGTGTGGTTTATCAAGCAGAATTATCTGAATGGTGGTTGGAACAAGGAAGAGAAGTTCCAATTAAAGGACGATGTCAATTCAGTTGGTATTGTGACGGCTTGAAAGATGACCCAATGGAAACCGATGCTTGGGCTGAATCATTAATTATATCATATCAAATATTAAATAATGATTTATACCGAGGTTTAACTGAAGGTGCTACACATTATCATGCAAATTATGTGAAACCACCTTGGGCTCCAAGTTTTCATTTTGTAGGACATATAGGTTCACATATTTTTTATAGAGCAGATTGAATAAATATCTCTATACATTGTGAATAGAGGTATATTATGAAAACAGCAGGAGTGGACTACAGTTTATCAAGTCCAGCCATTTGTACACATGAAGGTGATGAATGGCATTATGACAATTGTATATTTTACTATTATGTCAAAAGTGATAAATTACTTTTACAAGGTGGTAAAACACAATTTATGTCAACATTATATCCAGAAGCCTGGGCCAATGACCAAGACCGATTTAATATTTTAGGTTCCTGGGCAGACGATAAAGTTTATGATTGTGATTTTGTCGGGATAGAAGGATATGCATTTGGAGCTGTAGGTCGTGTATTTCAGATTGCTGAAAATGCAGGCTTATTTAAACATAAATTATATACAAAAGGAGTTCCTTTTGATGTTTATGCTCCAACAGTAATTAAAAAATTTGCCACAGGTAAAGGAAACGCAAATAAAGAAATGATGATTGAGGCGTTTGAAGATGAAACAGGGGTTGACATTCGCGACGCTTGTGGTATAATAAACAAATCATGGAATCCAATTACAGATATTGTAGACGCCTATTATATTTGTAAATATGGATTTCAACAATTTAGAGAAGAGTTATGATAATTATTTTTAACGGACCACCAGCTTCAGGCAAAGACGAAGCAGCAGATGTATTTAAAGAAAATTACGGGTTTAAAGCTCTTAGTTTTAAATGGCAGCTATTTAAGGAAACAATGAACCATTATGGTGTCAATGAAGAATGGTTTATGGAAGGTTATGATAATCGCGAAATTAAAGAGCGCGAAGAATTTGCTTTAGACAATATGTCAAGGCGTCAGGCCATGATTCATGTTTCCGAAAATGTCATTAAACCAACCTATGGTAAAGACTTCTTTGGTCAGCGTGTTGCTGAAGAGATTCAAGAAGGCGTAAATTATGCTATTGCTGATGGTGGGTTTATTGAAGAATTAGAGCCTGTGATCGAAAAGGTTGGTGCCGAAAATGTTGTTATCGTACAATTAACAAGAGAAGGTCACGATTACTCTACTGATAGCCGTAGGTATTTCAATGGTAATCTCATTAAAGAATATGCCATTGGGTTTGAAACACCAGTAGATAAAGCTTATGTCTTAAAAGAAGAATTAAATTTAAGAACATATAGAGTACACAACAATGGTTCTGTGCGTAATTTCCACAGTGTATTAACTGACATTTATAATGAATTAAAGGAAGATTATAACCTTGATAGAACTGAAGAACAAGCTGAAGGGAATACCGAAACCGAACATAATCAATCTTAAGGAATGTACTGACAGAGCTCAATGGACTCGCGATGAGTTTGCTCGATTAGGTATTGATGATATTAATATACATTCCTATGACCGATATAACGAAGATTCGATAAAATTTATCGGCGACCCCCATGTAACAGAAGCCACAACAAAAGGCGTTACATCATCGCATATGCTCACCATTAAATGGTGGTATGAAAATACCGATGAAGAAATGGGAATCTTTTTTGAAGATGATTTAGATTATAAAACAGTCGATCATTGGAATTTTACACTACTAGAATTTATCGAAAGGTGTAACAAATGGGATTGGGGAGCATTACATTTGTGTAATGTTTTTGAGTATCCCTACGATGTTTATAATGAGTATATCCCAATGGTTCCTAGGAAAAGACAATTGTGGGACCATGGATTACAATGTTATATTATGAAACGCGAATACGCAAAGAAAATTGTAGAATATTACTTCGACGATTTTGGCCAAGGTGATATTCATTATCGCATGCCACTAGGAAGTCCAGTGACTACCGAGAATAATCTTTTACATGGATTTGGATTGGTGATTACAATGCCATTATTCAATCACAATGTAATGGATTTTCGCTCGAAGAATATATATTATTATAATGAACAAGCAAGTTCGGCCTTTTATTCCTACGAATTTTTAAAAGCCTGGTGGGAAGAAAAAGGATCAAATTTTTCGCTTGATGATATATTTGACAATGAACGTGAATCGCACAAAAAATATGGAGTATTAGATGATTAATAAAATGGACAAGTACGATGCAATACGTGAGGTCATTATAGACCTTAAAGCTAAAATCCCACCTCAAGCAGGTGGCCAATACCATACAGCAATTAGAGTATTGGAACAAGAATTAAGTATATTAAGACAAGAATTACAAGGCCAGGTAGAAACGGCCGTTGCAGAAATTGGAGAAACTTTACAATGAGCGTAGTATATAAAGGCGAAATTATTGACACAGATTTGTCAAAAAATTCCAATGGTGGAACTGAGATGATGAGGCAACGCCTTGTTGATAATGCTGATAAAGAGCTTTTATCACAAGTTGCTGTTCACTTATCAAGACCAAGAGAATTATATAAAGATGTGCCGAACATTCTTTGGTGTCATGACCTTGCAGTAGACCCAGAAAATAGAGTACTGAATGATGGTGGTTGGGAAAAGTTTGACCATTTTGTTTTTGTGACATCTTGGCAAAGAGACCAATATATCGTACGATTTGGAATTCCATATTCTAAATGTTCAGTGATTCATAACGCGGTTGAAAAAGAATATGCGCCTGTTCAAATGGCGACTGATAAGATTAGATTCATTTATCATACAACTCCACATCGTGGTTTGGAATTATTGGTTCCAGTATTTGATGCATTGACAAAAGAATTTGATAACATTCATCTAGATGTATACTCAGGGTTCGACATTTACGGCTGGCCACAACGAGATGAAGCATATAAAGGTTTATATGCAAATATTGAAGCACATCCTCAGATGACATTCCACGGCGTTAAAAG